AACAATAGTAATGGATCAAGTCTAATTAATAATTCTAATTTATTTATAAATAATGGTATAATAAATATTTTAGCTTTTAATTCGTTTTCAAATAGTTCGGTTGGTGGAGAAAATGATGTAACAATTACAAATAATGGAAATATAAATATTGCGCTAAGCGGAACCTTATATAATGGTCGTGCCCTAATTAACAACTATAATGGTGGCAATATTAACAATAGAGGCACATTCACTAATTCAGAAGCCAATATTAACAACGCCGGTGGCACTATTACAAACTATAGTGGTGGTATTATTACCATCCCTTCAGGTTATGTAATTTTCAACAACACTGGCGGCATAATTAACAATAATTCTGGCGCGATCTTTACAAATGACGGCACTATTAGTAACGCAGATGGTTCATCTACTTGCGGGATAGGAATAATTAATGGCACAATATTAGGAACTATTGACACGTCATGCCCAACATAAGTATTTGATTATTATTTGTTAAAAATCAACAAATAATATTATCGTTTTTGGTGTGCGTTACACTACTTCGTGTGGTAAGGACAACTGCCTAACATGTTCTCTCTGTTGCAATCTATTTTGACGCTGACGATCGCGTTTCTTATTCAATAGATCTTTTTTTTCTATAAAACCATCGCAACAGCAATGATAAATGGTTTGAATACATGATATAAATGTTGTTTTACAACATGATGGACACATAATGCAACGAGATGTGCCATAATCTGGAATAATGCTTTTGTTGTCAAGCGAATAATCACTAAACGCGTTGTCATTAATGTCAATATCATTTTGTTCAAATTCATCCACAAAATTTCGTTCGCCCATGTTAACTCCATTGCTTCGCGCAGAGAGAACTTTATACTCGTTATATCGTTCTGATAAAAACTTCCCAAGGTCTCCTTTATCTCCTCTATCTGATGGCGAGCGTTGTAATTGGACGTATATATCCACGCCTATTTTGGAATATTCTTTGTATGATTCTAGTTCCAATTCCATTCGCTTTTGCAAATTTATAAGTAGCTCTATGCTTGTTAAAATTCCACAGAAGAGAGAAATCATCGCCGTTATTAGCGATATATAACTTTGTTCAAGATAGGGTTGCAAACCGACTGACGAAAATGAGTTGATGCCGCTCAATAAAATTAGTGGGACACGGAAACAAGTGAAGAGTATATTTTTATATAGATGATACCGATGATTATGGTAAGCCGAATGTTTTATACAATTTTTGCGTATTTTATTCAATATTCTAAATCGGTCCTCTTGTACCATATCATAATGTGAAGTAAGTATAACACGTCGCATTAATTCTGGTTCGACATTTTTTATTTTTTCAATGAGATTTCCTACTAATTTATTTCCAGCTTCTTCTTTAATCAAATATCCCTTGTCTGCTTCGTCATCACTTTTATAAAACTCATCATCTATTAACTCCCTAATCAAGAGGGTTATTGCATTTGTAGGTTTGGAACTATCGTCTAAATTTATTTGATATTTATATTGTGAAATATCAACTATCTCTGTTTCTGACTCCTCTGGCATAATTGTTATATAAGTATTTGATTATTATTTGTTAAAAACCAACTAACGTGCCGATTACATACAATACAATGTTTGATTAAAAATAATTTGTTATGTCTATATATAAAATCTATAATGAGTAAAACAGATGTATTATCAAGCGATATATTCAAAATAATATGTCAAGGTGCTCTTGGCGCGATGACCTTTGGAGCATATCATCAATATACTACTAATAAACTAATGGAATTAAATAATGAAAAACAAGAATTACAACAAAAATATTTTATGGATGAAATGGAAAATCGTCATAAAACAGAAATGAATGAATTAAGAGAAAAAATAAATAAAATAGAACAACAAAAAAATTGGTGGAATTTATAGGCGTTGAAAATGTAAAAAAGTGCAAGGATGCAAAAATAAGGTATTATAATATTAGAATATTATAATATTGTAATGTGTTGGAATGAACATGTATCTTTGAATACTTTTTTATTTAGTAGCTTTGTATTATTGCTTATTTTATACAACAACACCTATACACAATATAAACTTAAATATTTTCATAATGTTTGGGTTTATCTTTTTTTTATTTCATTTATTTCTATGCAATTAATAGAATTTTTTATTTGGCGCAATATTGATAATAAATTTTATAATCATATTTTTTCTACGATGGCAGCAATGTTAATATTTATTCAGCCAGTAGTTAGTCTTATGTTATTACCAAATATATCGTTAAGAAATAATTTACTATCTGCATATTTAGTCTTATTTATTCCATATTTTACATATAAATACATTACTAATAATATGAAGTCTCAAATAAGTAATAAGGGTCATTTAGTATGGTTATTTTTTGATACAAACATACTATTATTTTTTGGATGGTTATTTTTCTTTTTGTTCAGTTTTATTTATACGCAAGATTTTTATGGACTAATATTCGGTGTTGTTTTATTTGTTGTTTCTTATTATAATTATTATAAAGACAAAACAATTGGTTCAATGTGGTGCTGGGGTGTAAATTCAATCATGATTTATCATGCGTCTTATTTATTATTGTATTTGCCGTTTTGTGAGAAGAAAAAATTATGTTAGTATAAGTTTTGCATAATCAATAAGCATAATAAAAAACATATAAATATTTTTTATTATATACATGTATCACAATGGGTTATATCTATAAAATAACAAACAAGCTAGACAACAAAATATATGTAGGACAAACGATACAAGATGTAGAAGCACGCTGGAAAGACCATTTAAAAAAGGGAAGTAATTGTAGATATCTAAAATCTGCGATTAATAAATATGGTGTTGATAATTTTGAGTTCAAATTAGTATGTATAACATTTGACAATCAACTAGATAATATGGAGATAAAATATATTGAACAATATAATTCTTTGGTTCCGAACGGCTATAATTTACGACTAGGAGGCAATTCGGGAAGACATAATGCAGAAACAAAACAAAAAATTTCAGAGACTTTAAAAAATAGATATCAAAATGGTCTTATTCATCCAAGAAACCAATTAGGAATACCTCATAGTGAAATAAGCAAGAAAAAGATAAGTGAAATTTTAAAAGGTAGAAAAATGAGTCAAGAATCAATAAATAAAAGAACTATATCAAGAAGAAAAAATAAAATAATACAACTAGATATTGACGGAAATAGATTAAACTCATTTGATAGTTGTAAAGAAGCAGCAGAATACATAGGTATATCGCTGAATAGCATAAATTTATGTTGTATTGGAAAGGCAAAAACTGCAAAAGGATATGTTTGGATTTATGAAAGCATTAAATAAAACTGCACATAATAAGTATTTCAATTATTATTTGCATATTAAAATGCGCCCTAGGTGTGTTTCGATCACACTACAACCCGATTAACAGTCGGGTGCTCTTCCGATTGAGCTACAAGAGCATTGAGTAACTTTTCGGCAAACTCATTCCGTAAATTTTTATTTTGTTTTTGTTATAAGCTCTTACCGAGATTTGAACTCGGGTTAATCGGTAACTTTACTGATTTACCAGTTTCAAAGCCGATGGTGATTACCACTACACTATAAGAGCGCGTTTATACGACATTTTTATATTTTAAAAAACCAAACCAAAATAATCTTCCGCTATATTAAATGGCGAGTTGTTCAGACACGACAAGACAGATTTCTATTGCATGCTTTACTGGATTCATTGGCGATGCAATGTTGCAGGTCTTAACCAAGTTTGGAAGCATGGGTGGTAAAACTGGGTGGGGGTTAATAGAATATTTTCGCCTGCATGGAGCTGCTGAATCTATGTTTATAGCAGGCGGTATGATGACGTTGTTTTACGTCTTATACTTGGTAGTATTTGGGTTCCCTGCAAAATGGTATTATTTAGCAATATACGGAATTATACTAGATTTAATATTCCGCAAGACGATGCTATTTTCCAGTCTAAAGGGATATTACCAACAATTAAACTATTTTTGGTCTGGTTTTTGGGGTGCTGTACCCATGATAATGCCTCTAGGTATAATCTACTTGTTAGATTATATAGACAAGGCAAAGAAATAAACACAAAGATATAATATATACATTTTTTGCGCGAAAAGGGAGTCGAACCCTTGCATCATAACGATAGTGGGTCTTAAGTCCACCGCCTTAGACCACTCGGCCATTCGCGCATTTGAACCTTTTAATGACTTGCTCAGGTCAATTCGACATTAAGGCTGTCTTGGATTTCCGGATGATCACCCGATCAGGGGCTCGAACCCTGGACCACACGCTGACTTCCAACCATAAGGTAAAAGGCGTGCGCTCTACCGACTGAGCTAACCGAGTATTATAAACTATCAACATTTTTTATAATATATACATTACTATTGTTCTAGTGCGGATTTGAACCGCAGACATTCGGCTTTCTTCGAAAATTTCATAAGACCGACGCTCTAACCAACTGAGCTACAAGAACATTGATGTATTGCACACGACCATGCATGCACTACATAGTTATATAAAGAGGGCTCTCTTTAAACCTATTTAGCATGCAAATATATTATTTGCGTCGCCTTGACATTTTGCGGTGCTTTCGGTTCTTTCTGCGCCCCTTTCTTGTTTTACGCTTTTTTCCACCTTTAACACGCGCGGTTAATGGAGATATAATTTCATGCATGGATTGGGTTTCATTTAATGTAGTATTGAATTCTTCTTTCTCATTATTGGATAAACTATCAAGATAATTTTTAAAATTTCCTCTAGATAAATCCTGTAAAGAACGTATTTTATTACCATGACATACCACTTCAACAAATCCATTCTTTTGTCCAGGGGTTGAATCAGGGGATTTCCATTGAGCAAGAGGATTTTTTATTTCAAAATAAATATCTTCTTGTGTAAGAGGATTCTGAAAATACAATCTATATGTGTTATCCAATTGTTCATTCCTAGTGTATAATCCTACATATCGTAGTCGATTCGTTGTAAAATAACGTTTATTTGGAAATGTTCCAAATTCATGGGTAATTTTTGCAGTTGCATAGCATTTTTTGCCAATTCCATCATCGGACGGCTGTAATTTTACTTCTTCAAATATTTTAGATTGAACTGACATAAATATACTAGAGAAAAAATTTAACGCGGTACAAAGGATTTATAATATATTATCTCGTCAATATGTATAATGCCTACACGTAGACATAACAAACGGAGACTAACAAAATCTCGGCGCACAACACGACGAATTAAATTCGGCAACGTTTGCCCTCTATGTAAATCTAGGAAATATGGCGGTCGGGGACGAAGGCGCAGTATGCGGGGAGGCTGAGGCGGGGCTCCCACACCTCCACCAATGCCCTCAGGTGTTTAGATTAAAACACCCGATTCCACAATAACAAACATTGGATACCACCGCTTATTGAATGACGACTATTGTAGGTCATACGGCGTACCATAATGGTCTGATATATTAAGCAAAACTACTTAAAGAGACGCGCGCATATTATATACATTGATACACTAACGCGTCTAATATGGTAAAAATCTGTCCTAATGTTTACCCTGCTGAACAAGAAGCAAAGTATAAAGAATACTTTGAAAAGTACCCTTATGAATTAAGTACTTTTCAAAAATACGGAGTTGAAGCTGTCATTGAAGGTCATCACGTTCTCGTGACGGCGCATACTGGCAGTGGCAAAACTCTCAGTGCGGAGTTCGCCATTGAGCACCTTGTAGGCAAGGGCAAGAAAGTCATCTATACTGCGCCTATTAAGGCATTATCCAATCAAAAATTTTACGAATTTACACACAAATATCCTCATATTTCCTTCGGTATTTTAACGGGCGACATCAAAACTAACCCCGAAGCCGACGTCCTTATCATGACGACGGAAATTTTACTCAATACATTGTATAATAAAAAGAGCGGAGCTGGGTCTTCCCTTATTGCGTTTGATATGGACCTAGAAAACGAGTTGGGGTGCGTTGTGTTTGATGAGGTGCATTATATTAATGACCCAGACAGAGGACGCGTTTGGGAAGAGTGTATCATGATGCTTCCACGCCACGTGCAAATGGTCATGTTGTCTGCGACTATTGATACGCCCGAAAAATTCGCATCGTGGTGCGAAACAAGAGGGCAACCTGCAAGCAATAACACCGAAACAAACAACAAGATCGTATATCTTGCATCAACAAATCATCGTGTAGTCCCTCTGACACACTACTCATTCATTACAACTAATACTGGTATTTACAAGGCCATCCGCGACAAGGAATTGGAAAAACAAATTCGTGAGACGACAGATAAGTTGTTTGTCATTCAGTCGTCAGCCGGCGTCTTTAATGAACCTCACTATTACAAGATGCGAAAAATGCTGGACCTGTTTGAGACCAAGCAAGTGCGAATTAAAAGACAGCATGTACTCAATCAAGTTTGCAAACACATGGTAGAAAACAACATGTTGCCTGCCCTCTGCTTTGTCCTGTCAAGAAAACAACTAGAAGTATGCGCAAAGGAAATTACCACAGATTTGCTGGAGTTTGATTCCAAGGTCGGTTATACTATTCAACGCGAATGCGAACAAATCATCCGCAAGCTCCCCAATCACCAAGAGTATTTGCATTTGCCGGAATATGTTGAAATGGTGAAACTGCTTGAAAGAGGTATCGCGATTCATCATTCAGGAGTCATGCCCGTGTTGAAGGAGATGGTGGAAATTCTGTATGCCAAGGGATATATCAAGCTGCTTTTCGCCACCGAAACCTTTTCAATCGGCGTCAATATGCCAACGAAGACTGTCGTATTCACCAACTCAACCAAGTTTGACGGCAATACTATGCGTAATTTGTATTCACACGAATACACACAAATGGCGGGAAGAGCCGGACGTCGCGGAATTGACAGCGTGGGCAATGTCATTCACTTGAACAATTTGTTTTCAAATATCGACTGCACCTCGTATAAAAAAATGATGCACGGAATGCCGCAAACCCTTTCCAGTAAGTTCAAGATCTCTTACAACCTTTTGCTGAACCTTATTTCCATCGGCGACAATAATTTCACGGAATACGCCAAGCGAAGCATGATACAAGAAGATATTGATAAAGATCTCAAGCAACTCCGCGAACAAATCGCGCAACATTCCGCGACAATCAAATCTGCACAAGACCTTGTTCTGCGTACGCCGCGCGAGGTGGTGGAAGAATATATATCTCTTCAAGACAATGTTAAAAACGCCATTAATAAGAAGCGTCGCGAAATGGAGCGCAGTATCACCAACATCAAGGACGAACACAAACATATAGAAAGCGATGTCGCAATATTGAACAAATATGTCGAAAAACAACATGCAGTTGATGGATTGCAACAAAAATACAAGGCAATTGAACAATACATGACGAATAACGTATCCAATGTGCTTGACGTGCTGACACAGGAATCATTTATTCAGCGGTCCGAAGACATCCTTGAGCTTACTATGAAGGGACAGGTCGCCGCTCAAATCCGCGAGGTCCATTGTTTAGTATTTGCCGCAATGTTGGAAGAAAATAAATTATATGACCTAACCCCTAGACAACTTATTGGTCTATTTAGTTGCTTTACAAATGTTTCCGTGGCGGATGACATTAAGCTGATTCTACCGAGATCCGATGATGCCAAAACGAACCAAGTCGTCACCGAAATTCGCGGAAAGTATGACAACTTCTTGAAGATTGAGGAGCAGCAACGACTGAATACAGGTGCAGATTATTACATGCATTTTGATTTGATTGATTTTGCAATGCGATGGTGTGATTGCGAAAATGTAGAAGACTGCAAATTTTTACTACAAACTCTTGAAGGCGAGAAGGCGGTATTTTTAGGCGAATTTGTAAAAGCGTTGCTCAAAATTAATAATATTGCTAGTGAATTGGAGAAAATCGCAGAGGCGAATGGTAAGATTGAGTTTCTAAGTAAATTGCGCGAGATCCCCACACTAACACTTAAATATGTCGCCACTAATCAATCACTTTATGTGTAATAAAATGAATTTTGAAGAAAAAACGTAAGAATATAATCATATTGTACTATATAATGAGCGTTGCCGAGGATACTACTCAGATTCCTATTCCTATTCCCGCAGTTGTTATTGATAATGCTGCAGCCGTTGTGACTGCAGTTGTCAATGATTTACAATCTACTATTTCAAATACTTTTGAGGCTCACGATGAAACGCCCAAGGTCGTCGAAAACGTAACCAATACTATCTTAAAAGAAAGCCAAGCCGTCATAGACGAAACATCCAAACTATTAGAGGAAATCAATAATACTATGGTAGCAAAGAGTGATTCCATAATCAGCGAAGGTCAAGCTATCGTAGGCGAAGCCACCAAGTTGGTCGAAAAAACTGCAGAAAATATTGCCAATATAGTTTCTGAGGAGGAAAAACGCCTAACAGACACAATTTCGCGACTAAGTATTGAGATGGAACAAGAAACAAAAAAGGCTACTGGTTTGCTCTCCATGATACATAAATTTATAAAACTTATCACGTCATGCACACACGGAGCAGATAAGTCGGTTATTATACCAGTCGTTGTTAAAACAGATCATGTAGATGTTAATGTAGCTAATGTTGTATAATACAATTTAAATCATTTTTTTATGTCAAACATTCATTATGTGACTCCGTGTCGGTGGTATCAACTTCCATCGATTGTGACTCTTCATCTAGCCAACAATCCTCTTCAAACCCAAGAATTCTAATCGCGTCCGCATATGCGTCATAGCCATACTTTTCAATTATGATTCTAAAATGTCCCACCATTTCGTCATGATTTTCAGCACCTCCAACAATTCTTAGACAACATACTTTATGAACTAGTTCTTTATAATCATTCGGGAGCTCTGGGTCATTATATACATCATTATTCCAATAATATTCATAAGACGGCCCTCTTCTGGGATACTCTGCTTTGTTTAATTCAAATATAAAAATAATATCATTGTGGGTTTGATATCCCCAAGTATCATAAATCTTATTCAAGTATTTGGGTATATCCTTAAAATACTTCCCTATCTTATCACTTCCAATCTTAATTATTAGCGCAGCCAAATCCATATCATCTTCAGAAGACATATATACTACATTCATAATTTCCTTTTATACTTATATTTTACTTATAATTGAAATATTTTGTGGGACGAAATTTAACTGGGACCCACAATAAACAATGAAACGCACATACTATTATTTTTTCTCCCAATACCCTTCTATCGCAATAGTTAAAATCCCTTGCAACAAAGCAAATACAACCATTACGACTGCTATTTTGGTCCATTCTAATGTAGACGGCCAAGAGAAGTCAATATGGTAGGCTGACTCTTGGTTTCGACCAATATTGTAATGAATATAATTCTCCACCATGTTTATGACAGCATACACTAAAAAGGATACGATAAATATATGAAATGTTCGGCTATGATAATAATGTCTTAATTTTCGAAACAAATAAATCATATATATTCTACTGGGAAAATAAACCGATAGAGTATATACTTGCATAAAATATCAGAATAATTGGATTAGACGCACAAATATTTCTTGTCGATGGCAGTGTTCTCTACTACTTTGCGGATTATCTTGCCAAAGTCTCTCTTCGTTTCTGCCTCATCCACTGGGCCGATGGCTTCCATATTGATTCTCAAGTATTGGTCATTTTTTCTGCTGTTGTATTCGGTACAACCTGGATTCGCTCTTTTCCAGTCATCTACCCTCAAGATGTTCTTGTGCGTAAGTTGTTTGATAATCTTTCTCAACCGGTCCAAATTCGCATTGTCCCTTTCCCACTTATTATCATCTTTGATATGTATGATTTCTCTCTTCACGTCGCTACAATGAATCGGTCTCTTGGTGACGTCCAAACTATTAAGGCGATTCACAAAGACACGAGACATGCCTTCGGCAAACCCCAGTTCGCCCATCTTTTCCAGCTCAGGTAGGCTCAATTCAAGCGATTTGATAAAATCCTTCATATTCATTGCATCTTTGCAGGTCTCGTTCAAGAAGAAATTGAGATTGAATGTCTTATTATTATTGTGGCTATTATTCATTGTATTGTTGTTGATTGTCTTGCCGTCTTTGACTACATCTAACAATTGCTTCTGTAAATCTATATTCTCCTCATGCTTTTCATACAATTGTTTATTTTGATCGACCAGCAGCTGTTTGAATTCTTGGTTTTGCTTGATTAGTTCAAAAATAAGGTGGGTCGGTACTTGAATATCGTCTAGTGATGAAGGCATGGGCTCTTCTTGGGGTGGTGTCACGGGGGGCACACATTTCTTTTTGTGATTGAACAATGACGCACGATATTCATATTCTTTTCCACAACTGCATTTATGGGTTTGAGAAATTTTTTGTTGTATATTTGTTGTATTTGTTGTATTATGTTTTTTGCTTTGAATATGTTTATTAAAATCTCCTCTACTCCTGCATTTATAGTCACACTTTTCGCAGCAAAATTTTATTGGAATTTCTTGAGAAAAAAATGTTGTATTATTCATAATATTATACAACAAAAAAATTCTTCTAAAGAATCCGCGCCAAAAATAAAAAATTTTATCGTCACAAATTTTTTTATTTTTTTTCGGTCACCAGACGCTAATTTTTCATTATGGTCACAAACGTTCGATTTTCCAAAAGTATTTTAGGATTTCCAAAAATGGACATTTATAAATGTCCACTTTTGAATTCTTGAAAAAGGATTTGGAGTAAAAAATCGTAAAAACGCAATGTGGGACCTTTATGGCCCACAACCAACCAAAACAAACAAAAATATCTATTTGCATAAAAATATAAGGATATTGTAAGTAGTCATCTAATTATAATATGATTGCAAACAAATATGATCTAATATCAAAAATCGGGTCAGGTGCGTTTGGATCCATTTACAAGGGCCAGAACGTACGGACGGGCGAACCAGTGGCAATTAAAGTGGAACCACTCAAACACGAAACCAACTTGCTGAAAAACGAGGCAAGAATATATCAATATTTGAAAGGGGGCGTCGGTATTCCGCAAGTGAAATGGTTTGGCGTTGATGACGCGAATAATTACATGGTAATCAATCTCTTGGGCGAATCCCTCCAACACAACATAAATACTTACGGCCCATTTTCTCTCTTGGATGCAACTTCAATAGGCGTCCAGATGATAGAGCGAATACAATATGTCCATGAATGCGGTCTCATACACCGAGATGTAAAACCCGACAATTTCTTGTTTGGCTTAAACGACCAACGGGATAGATTATATATTATTGATTTTGGATTTTGTAAAAAGTGCAATAATTCGACTGCGCCCCCTAAAAGAATGAGTTCGGTCCTAGGAACACCCAATTACATTAGTATCAGCGTGCACGACTATACGGAGCCAAACAAATACGACGATTTAGAGTCCATATTATACACTATTTTATACCTTTTTTATGGTAAGCTGCCTTGGGATATACCTGGCATAACAAATACTGAAATAAGGAATATGAAACAAGCTCTATTGTATGGCACCGACACATTAAATGTACCAAAAATATTCACCCAATTTGCTTCTATACTTTTAGCATGCAGAGAGAAGTCAAGCGAACCCAACTATAAATCATTATTAGAGTTGCTTAAAATGTTCAGTACCGCAAAATAAAATGTCTGCGCAATATAAATGTGCATACGTATTCAATATCATATCAATTCTTTAATTGCAAAATCCATTTACTTTTACAAATTTAGCGTATTTTCCTTTTTCTTGTTAGAAAAAACGATTCTTGGACCAGAGTCTGACGACGAAGATGACGATGATGCGAAATACTATACTGGCAGAACACCTCTCGCAGATGACATTGAAAATATTATACCCAAACTAGAATAATAGTATCAAAATAACATAAAGACACGTCGTTAGAATATATTATATATAGCATGTCGTCTTCGTCGAACGTTTCATCTTCCGCTGCGCGTAATACTGGTAGAGTAAAGTGGTTTAATAACAAGGCTGGGTATGGTTTCATCACCGCTACTACCGGCACCCAAGCTGGTACAGATGTTTTCGTCCACCATAGTGGTTTGGCCGTGTCAGATCAGCAATACAGGTACCTTGTGCAAGGAGAGTATGTAGAGTTTCAAATGAATTCCGTAGAGAGTGGGACTCATAGATTTCAGGCGTCTGATGTTACTGGCATTGGTAGAGGTATGCTTATGTGTGAGACACGTAGATCATTCCGCGAGACTCAGGGTTCTGAACAAGAGTCTCAGGCTGCACCTGCGCCGGTAGTGTCAGATAATAATGGAGGCGCTTCTGCTGCTGGTGGTGCAAAGAAGACAAGTGCTCGTGGATCTGGACCTCGTGCAGAGGTGGTAGATTTGACTACACAAAAGTCCGAGACCAAGACTGGACCTGCTATTGCTCCTAAGCGCACCCGTGCGCCGAAGGCTTCTTCTTCTGCACTTTAAAAATTCAGCCATATCTAAAAAGAAGAATAAAATAACAGAAAAAAGGTAAAAATAGTATTTCGTTAATATGCATATAGTATTATCGAAATATACGTTAGTATGGATATACACCAAAATTCAAAAACTTTGGGTTTAGATGAAACTCGTCTTGAGTTATTAAAAAATGCAAATAGTAAAATAGGATTATCCGACACAAAGATTAAGAATATAGTCTTTGTATATACTCCACCCAAAGTTGGATCGACCACGTTAGTCTCCTCAATTCGACTTTCGGCCTCATACAAGTTTAGGGTTGTACATGTACATGATGAAGAAATGTTATATGTATTAAATGGTATAACCGATATAACTATCAATGAAATTATCAAATACAACAAGTATATCGGGCGAAATGTATATGTAATTGACGTATATCGCGAGCCGGTTGAACGCAAAATGTCCGAGTTTTTTGATAAATTGTCATCATTTCATTTTAATAATATCGCAGATAAAGTCAATAAATACAACGTGAATCGGCTAATCGCCAGATTTAATAATATATTTACACACGTTGCAAACGGCGACCATTACTTTGATAAAATGACAGAGGTTATCAAACCGGACATGTTTGACTTTGAAAAAAAATATCTCATTCAAAAAGTATTTGATATTTCTTATATCAAACTAAGATTACGAGATTCGGCGCAATGGGGTAAAATATTATCTGGCCTACTGGGTTGTGAAATTACAATTGTAAATGACTATGAGACGGATAAATCCCCACTAAAAGAACTATACCAAAGGTTCAAAAATGCGTATAAAATTCCATCTAACTATATAACACACATTGAAAATTGCCCATATTTTAAATACTATTTATCACGCGACGAACAGGTCGCCTATATATCCAAATTAAGAGCGAAATCGACCACACAAGTAATTGGATATTCTCAAAGCGAATACAATATATACCTGAATATTTGTTTAGAAAATCAATGGAATACCAGCATAGACACAAATCATTATTTGGATGAAGGCTGTACATGTCGCGCTTGTAGCAAACAACGACGACTTATAGTAGTAAAAGCACGTCGCGGCGAACCACCCAAAGAAAAACTCACGCACGACCTAGCCGTTCAAAAATGGAATGTTCCCGACCCTATTTCCGTTACACATCATCCATCCCCACCACCCAACCCACTCCCCACGACTAGACGCAAAAAACTTCAACCAAGACCGAATGCATTGAAGCATGGTCTAATGGACAATATTCTAGAAACAAGAATCAACCCTTGGTAATGATTATGTTATGATTTGCAACCGAATTTTCTTTTTAAGGGTTTCTTCGTCGTTGAACAAATAAATCTTGAATTTATGTTTGTCATAGTTGTTTAAATTGTCATGTGATATGATTCGCGAATTCATCTTTAAATCTGGTAAATACACTACATACTGAAACATGCCGTCGTTTCGTTCAATCTTATCAAACAAATATCCGTCATATAATGGCTCGATTTTTGCTGGATGATTCGTGTATAACTCAAGCATGGTGCAGTCATTTTGCACTTTTCGGATAGATCGCATGGTAGTATTAATATATTCTAGTTCAGGCTTCGACGTCCAATGACGATAAAATGTCATGGCGCCTTCGGACAGCTCCAACATGTTATGATTTTGTTGAAATTGAATAATATTCAACAAATCCACCAACCGACGAATCGGACTCGTAATGTGAATATATGCGTCCATATCCAATAATTCATGACGTGTAATCGTCTCGTTTTCGACTAATGCCGACGCGTCAATATATTGACCACCCGAACTATTCCAAATCTTGATAAATTTACCCACTTCTTCTGGCAAGTTAGACGGAATATGTACATTTTCGTTTTTCATGATGCTATAGCGAAAAATCCCATTCTTATGCGACAATAAATCCTTTGCGCAATGATAATTCATAAACGTCATCAAATAACATACCATGTCACGACTATTGCGAACATTTGGAATATAACGATATATTTTAGATAGTTTGCTTGTCGCATCAAATACGCGTTTATAATTCGCGTCGTTCAACATTTTGTTGTCTTCATAACAATAATTTTTATATACGTTGATCGTGCAATTACCATAACGAATATCTTTCACGTCATTCGTTGCTTTATCAATTACCACGTCCATAACAAACGCAAATCGCACAAACTTTTCACACAAACTGCACAAATTATCAGACAAAATAGTCGGTAACATGGGTCGTTTGCGGTCGGGTAAATATATCGTGGAAACACGTCTAGAAAAAGAATCCCATAAATTCAAGACGTCTAGCGTAATCGTTACGTTGGAAATGTAAATAGACATGACGATTTCAGAATCGGATTCGTATATGCTGAACCCATCATCGAAATCAACGCTATTGGGTGGGTCAATAGTGAAAACTCGCCACTTTTCCCCCGTTCTATCTTCAATATTAGAATATTTCTCACGGATTGCTTCAACCGACCGAGTTTCCGTTCCGATTGATTTGCTGGCTTCCTTGGTGAATTTTTGGATGGAGACGTTCAAATTTTTGCAATATAACTGGTATTCATAAAAATTATCCAAGACATCAACAGGACCTAGCACATTAGATAATACCCCACGAGGATGCTTGTCGTCCCACGAAACATAATTAAATGTAACATACATATTCACAAATACCTTGGAAAACCCCATGTGCTTTATTTCATATGGCACCAAAAAAGACGGAATTCGCACATCATCTGGAATGACCTTGTACAACAATTTGCCGTTTGTCCCGTTCGCTCTGCCGTATGTTTTTGACGTGTTTAAAACAAGAATTCCAGGAATAGATTGCGTGGTTCGCACATGAGAGTGCTCTATATTAACCTGCTTTGTATCAGTGTCAATATTAAAAACGTCGCCTGCAAATAGTTTGTTTAGTGCCGGATTTGGCATATCTAGCTCAACGGACTTAAACTCCAGCACGTTATAACATGTCCATCTGGTATAATTTCGGTCATTAATATGTATCTTATACATATTGATGTATATATAATGGGGCGACGTCTTTAAGTCCTTTGGTAATATATATTAAGGGGGGTGCGCAGTCTTTAAGCCCTTTAGGAATATATATTATGGGGCATGTCGCATTGTTTTTCTTCTTTTAGTTTTTCTCTTTTTGTTAGATTTTCTTCTTATCTTTTTCGTTGTTTTTCTATTTTTTCTTCTTCTGCTTCTTCTGCCTCCGTATACAAAATCATCTTCTTCATATCCTATATTATCCGCAATTTCTAATATTTTGTCATCTATTAATTCTCTTGAACCTGGTAATCTTTCTAATAAATAATTTCTTAAATTTTCTTTTTTTTCCGCTGCTGTTGTTTCAGGCGGGAATGCGTTTTCACTTCCTGTTTTATGTAATTTATACCAATCTTGGATATATTCAGGTATTAAGACATTTGGGTTTTGTCTAATGATACTATTGATCATCTCATACTCGGCATTTTCACCTGACGACAATGAAATTATACATGCATTTGATAAAGCAAAAATAAATCTTTCTATAACACCTGCTACACAAGAGATTTCTCCTCCTGCATAGGCATCTGTAATACATGATTCAAGCCAATTATCTATATATATTTTTTGAAAATCAGATGGTTGCCGTTTTACATATTCCAAAACATAATAAATAGAATTACGAACATCCTCTGAGACCTCACCATAGTTAAACCTATTTAATCTATCATTCATAAGTATTTGTAATCCTTCTTGTTGCTCTCTTTTTTTGTCTGGCGTTTCATTGCTGTTATTAATCAGATTTGAAATAGTTTCATTGATGTAAAAAGCATAATTGATATTTACAGGAATATTTATATCCAATTTTTCTTTCAAAAATTCTATTAGTTTTGGATAATTAATATTGGCGGATGCTCTATGAACTTGATTCGGGTCTATTCTTGGTGGACGTCTTAACAAGAGCCAATCTGGTGGAGGTCCTGGTGGAGTTAGTGGACGTTCTGGTGGTCGTCGTTGATTAAGACCTAGTGTAATTACTCCTTCCCAATTGACTCCTGTTAAATTAGCGTCTCCAAAAGGGGTGTCTATTGTTAAAATGGCACCTCTTAAAGTTGCTCCTTCCATATTGACATTTGTTAAATCGGCATTAGTCAAATTGGCATTAGTCAAATTGGCACCGCTTAAATCCGCATCAGTCAAATTGGCATTAGTCAAATTGGCATCAGTCAAATCGGCTCTTGATAAATCAGCTCCTCTTAAACTGGCAATCAATAAATTGGCTCCTCTTAAATTGGCTCTTCTTAAAGTTGCTCCTGCTAACCTGGCTCCTCTTAAATTGGCTTCAGACAAATCGACATCAGTCAAAATGGCTTCTCTTAAACTGGTCCAGATTAAACTGGCACCTCTTAAATTGGCTCCTCTTAAATTGGCTCCTGTTAAATTGGCTCCTGTTAAAGTTGCGCCTCTTAAATCGGCTCCTCTTAAATCGGCTCCTCTTAAATCGGCTCTGCGTAAATCTATGTTGTTTAATACAGCACCAGTTAAATCACGATTTTCTAAATTAATTCGTCCATTGTTACGTTGATTGTTAATGTCTTGAATTAACATATCATTATCATCCATATTTTAATATATATGCATATAATAAAATATCATCATATTTTATGAAAAATAATACCAAAAAAGCAAATAAAACCCGCAAAAATAAAACAAAAAAACAATTTTTGTATAATCCAACAAATCCTAAAAAATCATTTGACGTGTATATTGATAAAAACCCAAAAGATACAATACATATAAAATATACAACCTTAGAAGATGTTAAAAATACTATTGATAAGTTAGAAAAATTATACAAACATAAAAAATATACACACAAGCGTATATGGCAGGTAGGTATGATTATGAAAGTTCGGTTAAAAGTATTACAAAGCAAAAAACCAAGACAATATGCTTTAGCAAATAAATATTTTAAATTTTTAGGGAACAGAACAGAATTAAGTGAAAAAGACAGATATAATATTTCATTTGAATATTAAATCAAATCGGCGTTTGAAATAAAAAAGATATAAATATATTTTTACTATATAATGTATCAGTGTAAAAATGAATTCTAGAAAATATGTTTTTTCTCCTCCGTATCATCGTGATAGTCGTTTAATTATACGTCCATTATATACGACAACACATGAAATGACTTACCCTTATCATAAGCGTGGTAGATATGGAGACATAAAATCAAGATATAAACAGCAACCACCTTTTATTAAACCGAACAATACAAAATGTTTATCAACGTGAAAATATTAAGCCGTCGTCGTATTCAATAACTCAGATATACTTGTTCCACCCACCTCTGTAGATGTAGTCTCTTGTGATACAGGTGCCGTTGCGGAGGCTGATGAAGAAGGAATAATAGGAGGCGCCGTCGCATCGGCTACAACAGGCACAGGTACGCTTGGCATCGTCTGCGCTTTTTTCGCGACCTCTCTCTTTACATTTTGGTTTTGAAGCAAGTACATGATGGTTTTCGGGAGAATTGCGACATTATTCATATAAGTCCTATAACGGAAACACGAAAGACTCGCACTTTTACTAAATCGGATACTATACCACCAATAAGCCGGTATATATATTGTTTGCCCCAGTTGCAAGGTTACTTCTAAACACTTCACCTTGTCAAAATCGCTGGCATATAATGACTGCACCTTCCACGGATTAATCGGTGAGCGAAACTCGAAATTCTCATAGTCATTTACGGCCGACAAATATTTACTGCTCCTCGGAGGAATCATCTTAATTTCTACATTGCCTTGTGTCACACAATAATAATTTCGATAATTCACGTCGTATCTTAGAGGCGTCGTGCCTCCCGCAGTACCCATCATAATATCATACTCGCAACTCGCCACCATATAGGGACGTATAAATTCATCATTCGACTGCAAATTTTTAATCACACCCGTTTCTTGTAGAAATTGGCTGTTATTTTCAGAGAAAAAGGCCTTTGTTTTGTCTTCTTCAAATAGTTTTATTGCGTGACTTAATTGCAGAGGCAAACAAGCATTATCTCCCTCAATATCATTCGCATCGCGCACCTTTACTTCAAATGCGTGGTAGTTTGAAACAACGTAATCCCTACTTGTATATTTTACTATTGCATCATTATCAAAACCAAATATCACTGGCTGGCGCATGTCGCATATTTCTTCCATTCTCTCTTTTGAAGAATCGTCCAATTCATATACTTCTAAATCATCGCTTGTCCGTAGCTGAAACATCACATGAAGGTAAATAAATAATACCACACAAAAAACGAAAAATCCGATTATCATTTCCATTTGTTAATACAAACATATAATGATTTTTTTATATTTTTACGTATACAACAAGTATATGTAAAAATGCCACCCCCTTCAGTTTATTCGTCCTTTACAAATATAATACAATCCAAATCTTCCTTACTCATAACCCGCTTGAAAAAACCATGGATTAATTTAAATAGAACAGACGTATTATACAGATAACATTTCTCTAGACGATTTTCAAATTTGATACGAAATGCGTTTGTCATGTCATGTATAAATGTCTTATATTTGTCAAAATCAAAAATAGATAGACCCTCAATATTTCCATGAATCTCATATTTTGAATGAGATAACAAGACCTTTTCTATAACATTACATATATAATCTTGTATAAGTTTCAAATCAATATTGTGCTTTATGAGTAGCTTACAATACCTGCTATCTATATGTATATTATTCTCACGATAATTACACAATTTATAAAACACGCCATGCAAATCTAACGTCTTGTCCACCTTAGAATCAAATATAGACATGGTATTTAATGACATGTGTATATTATATTCTTATACATATTTTTTTATGCTGTTTGTCCCTCAACTTCTAAAACCAAATTTTCATCGACTGCATCAACATCTTCTGCCTCAATTTCTTGCTCCAACTCAATCCCCTCTACATCTTCTTGGATTGAAGGCGCGGCAACTACTTCAGGTACGCTTTTCGCCATCATCATCTGCATCATTTTTTGACTCGTTTCCAAGGTAATCGTCTGTAGTTTAAAAATGGTATCCTTGGCATCGCGTAGCTCATTGTGTAGATGTGTGTTTCTGTCAACTAACATGGCTATTTTTGCATCAAAGTCCTTCATGGATACGACAGCCTTTACACTTCTCTCTAAATCATCGATGCGACTTACAAGAGATTTCACTATCGTATTATTTACATCTGGTGCGCTAGATGACGCGGCTGGTATATTGACACCAGTTGAGGTTTCCACACCCAACGCCTGCCATTTCTGTAGAAGGAGCTCAACACGTCCTAAACGTAGGGTTACTAAAGCAAATGCATCAGAAACAGATAACTTATTCTCGATGGAGCTTTGTTGTGGTTGGTATGGTGTCATCGGAGCTTTACCATTTGATGCCTGCTGTTGTTGCTGCATTGGTTGTTGCATTGGTTGTTGCATTGGTTGTCTTTGTTGCGCCATTTGAGGCTTTAACGACGATTGGGCAGAAGTTTCGGGTGCGCGTCTTGCGCGAGCTGCTGCGACGGATCTAGAACTGCTCATTTACATAAATAAACATATTGTTTTTAAATTTTAGACGCAAGTATTTCTTTTATTCCAAAATAAACAAGTTTTAGCATTAATTAATTTCTTTTTATAAATCATATGGAAAGTTTAGATAATGCAACAAAATCATCATCAGGGTTCTTTAAATATGTATTTAACTTTGATGAAGATTCAAAGGGGGATTTATTAAATATCATACAATATGCATTGTTGGCTATTATACCTATAGTTGCGATTAATAAAATTATGCAGAATTATGTACCTGAAGCCGACGACGACAAGGGCAATTTAGAACTTTCGATGGAGGTTGTCCTTCAAACGATTGTCATGTTTATTGGAATCTTCTTCATAAATCGAATGATTACCTATATTCCAACTTATAGTGGAGTCAAGTATCCCGAGTTTAGCGTTATTTTCATTATATTAGCCGTACTTATGATTACTTTGAGCTTACAAACCAAGTTGGGTGAAAAGGTCAGTATATTATCTGATAGGTTGGTTGAGTTGTGGAATGGCAAATCAGAGACCAAGAAGGGTGCGCGAAAAGGAAATGTTCGAGTATCTCAACCCATTTCACAAGGAGGAGGCGCGCAACAAATGCCGTCTCAAAACCAAATGGCAATCAACCAGTCAATGAGCGATAATTATTCCACCTCTATAAGTATGTTACCGACCGACCCGCAAATTCCTGATTATAGCAATATGCATAAACAACAAAACACCCCATTGATTAATGCGGCAACACCTGGAATGAGTGATCCTTATGCAAATGGTCCTGTCGCGGCGAATGAGGGATTCGCAGGGGGTATGTTTGGCGGTGCGTTCTAATTCATTTTACTCGTATATTTTTTATTATCTATGAAAAATATATTATGGAACCGGGACAACTAGAGAGACATACACATACTCCCAATCCCATACAGGATTCCTGCTGCAAACGTCTTGTTGCAAAAGTTAGCAATCAAGACTTTACTCAAAAACTCAATGCATCAATCACATTTGTTCTTGAGCTGTACCGCGTATTAATGGGTTCGATACTTCTTATGTTTGTTCCGCAAAAATGCGGCGATCACTCGTGTGGTTTAACAGAATTGATGTTTACTGATGCCGGTGCAGCATATGATGCAAACTACGTGATAAATTTCTTTACTATCGCGTCATTTCTTTTGCTCTATGTCCTCGAATTTAGACGAGAACACAAAATGATTGATTATTTAGATGTAAATCCCAAGTTTGCATCTGATAATACATCGGTTGGTAATGCATTAATGCATCTTCCGGAAAAGCGACGTAATATCATTTTGAATTTGGATCATAATTATCAACGCGCGACGTATCTTTCCATGTTTTTTTTCATACTAAACACCATATTTAGCGGTTGTTCGGTATATGACAGGTACCTAGATAGCAAAACTAGTAGCGTATTCTTCACCAACATTATATTTCTTGCAACGAAACTAATCGATGCGCATGCGTTAGCTAATACAGAAACAAACATATTTTATTCCGCCTATCTAAAAAATCGTGTTCAATACAACTATGTTGATCCAGATAAAATCGCTGATACTACTGCTGTACTTCTAATAGAGACGTCAAACAAGGTTTAAGAATAAATATATAAATATTGCGTATTATATATTTATAACAGACATGGATATTGACAAGTTATTAAAGGCGTTAGATAAGGACTCGAATGAAGGTCTTTTAAACATGACAAGTGCAAAGATTAAGCAAATCAATTCGTCCGTCTTATCTGAATTACAATTGTCGCGGGATTATCATCAGGAATTAATGCATAAACTCAAGGATTACAAGTACGTGGATGAGATGACTGATTTACATGTCGGGTCTTATATACGATGGATACCACTAACAAATCCCTCCGAAATAAGACTAAAACAAGGTAGTATCTTGTGCGACATTAAAATAACGGATGATGGCCTCTCTCTTGTATGTAAAGGGGTATATAATCGCCATTTTCAAATCAAATTCGACGAGAACCTTATCTTTCAACGTTTGTCTGAACAAGAACAAGTATTGTTAAGTGCGCTTGACCATCTATCAAAATAAAATATTCTTTGTTTTTGGTTTTTAAGTTTAATATATCTCTACTAGCTCACGATCCATGTTAAATGGAACCTTGTCGGCATTTTCAGATACGGCGCAATCTTCTTCTCCCAATATTCTCATATTTGACAATTCCCTTAAATTGCGCTCTGAACAAGACTCCACTAATAGCCCATTCGCATAAATGCCGTAATTCATCAACGTGTCATGATGTTCTAGAGCAATATGATATATGTTCATAAATCCTTCCTTGTTAAACGGCTCTGCCTTTTCATCCGCACAAGCTATTAAACGAAAATGGTTGTCCGTTACAAATATTGTTCCATTAACAGCCTTTGTGTTTTCCCATTGGTCATCCGTCATCTCGGGAACAAGTATGGAATGGCAACCTGTTATGTACAAGTCTTCAAACAAGGTCGGATATTTCTCTCTTGAGCATTTATACAACCGATTTACAACTCTATAATCATTTCCTGGATTATATATGGATTTTGTGCCCATCATACAAATAGGCACGAATCCATTGTAAATGGTCTTGACTAAATCGCCTTTTTTAAGACTTTCAACAGGCAGATATAACTCCGCATTATTTTTAAAACACAATATTTTGGTTCCTTCGAGAAAACACGGGAATGTCACCTCTACTTGCACATTCACATTTGGCGAGGATATCGCCCCAAGCGAATCCTGTATCACAACACTAAAAGCATTCGTTGTTCCACCAGCATTCGACGCTGGGGTCCAGAATCCGCTATTGGTACCATTAATTGTATTATTCGTAGTTGCATTCCAAGCCGTTGCGGTTCCTTGCGTTGGACCAATTGATAATGAACCGCTTATTAATGTTTTTACAAGAAAAACATATGTTAAACCAGTAGTCACTACTGCGTTTCCATATCCTGCTAGATCCACGAATGAAAATGTAACTACTGGTGATGCAAAGCTATTAAACCGAGACATTGAAGTTAAAGTTGGTAGGTTCATAGTAGATATGGATGTAAAGAATGGTGCAATAACAGACGAATTTGTGACAGACGTATAATACCTTCCTACACTTGTTGGTGGGTTCAGTGAAAATGCACCGGCTCCAGGAGTAGCTAAAAGAGGTGTTCGTAAAAAATAAACTAAAGTCAACAAACTACAACTATTAAACGCATTATTTCCAATAGTTGCGACGGCACTTCCAATAGTTGCAGAAGTCAATGATGTGCATCGATAAAATGCATTAAGTCCAATACTTGTGACAGAATTGGGTATAGTGACAGAAGAAGCCAAAGCGAAGCATTCATAAAACGCATCTCTTCCAATAGATGTCACAGAACTTGGAATAGTTATAGAAGTCAATAATGGACAACTATCAAACATAGATTGTGAAATAGTTGTGAGTGAAGTTCCTAAAGATGCAGAAACTAATTTTGAGCAATTACGAAAATGCGCCTCTCCCCCCAGAGTTGTCAGGGTATTCGGAAAAGATATAGAAGTCAATTTCGAACAACTATCAAACGCATAAGATCCAAGACTTACCATAGAAGTTCCTAAAGATACAGAAACCAAATTTGGGCAATTCTGAAACCCATTAATTGCAATACTTGTCACGGAATCTGGTATAGTCACAGAAGTCAACGTTGTTTTACCCTGAAACGCAGCATTTCCAATACTCGTCACGTTATAAATAGGACCAGTACCACCAGGTTGTATTGTACTTAAAATAGTTGCAGTAACTATGCCAGCCGTAGATGAAGTTACAGACGCTGTAGTCCCACTATACGTATAAGTGATATTATCAAAAGTATACGTAGACATATATACAAGATATATATAATATTATTAAGTTATATTATGTAATATATATTATAACTTAATATATATTATAACTTAATATATAATATGATTTGATAAATATTATATCATGATGACACATGATATATGCATATCGGTCGCGACTACTTTTTCCCATTTTTGATAGTTCGCTTACGCATTCTACTAATTTGAACACTTCGCCCCCGCTTGCACGTGAATGCACCACGTGTCAATTTTTTCCGATTAAATATGGTCCGCGTACAAACCCCAATCGCTTTAGCTTCATTTGACGGCGACACTTTTTTAATACACCGACACAGCTTCAATGCTAACACTTCTTCGGCCTGTTTCTTCATGTTGCTGGTCGATTTGGGTATAGGCAAATTATAGTATTTTAATATTTTGGTATAATCTTTTTTATTTAATGCCATAGTCATTGCCTATTATTAGATATATAATAGCAAATATTATTTTTTCCACATAAGATGCTAAATATTTGTACGTTCAAAAAATAAATACGTATTTTTTTTGTATTACATTAAATATCTCTGTATAATAGATAGATATGAGCTCACAATTATCAAACAAGGTTGTTGTATTTGATTTAGATGAAACCCTTGGATACTTTTTAGAGTTGGGTGTGTTTTGGGAAGCACTGCTGTTATATGTGAAACAGGATAATATATTAACACAGGAAATATTCAACAAGGTCTTGGATTTATACCCGGAATTTATACGCCCAAATATATATGCAATATTGAAATATTTAAAGCGACAAAAAACGTCAGGATTGTGTAGAAGTGTTATGATATACACAAATAACACAGGGCCACCTGAATGGGTTCACTTTATAAAAAATTATATCCATGCAAAACTGGAGTATAATTTGTTTGACCAGGTAATAGGCGCGTTCAAGGTTAATGGTGTTATATTTGAGATTTGTCGTACGACAACTGAAAAAACCAAAGATGATTTTATACGTTGCACTAAATTACCAGAAAATATAGAGATTTGTTTTATTGATAATGAGTATCACGAAGATATGAATCAACACGATATATATTATATTAAAGTAAATACCTACATTCATGCACTGAAACTAAATGTAATGATAGACCGGTTTATTTCAAATCAGGTTTCAAAGATATTTGTGCAAAACCGGGCGGATTTTGTTAGGTTTGCAACAACATATATGAATCGTTATTCGGGTATATATAACATAATAAAATCAAAGGAAGAATATGAAATAGATAAAATAGTTTCTAAACAGCTCATGGTTCTCTTGCAATCATTTTTCAAATAGTCTATTTCTTTTATTCGAAATGGATGCGGGCGGGAATATAACTTGCAAACGCGCTATTAACTAGAAGCATAGATAATATGAAGACGCCTGCATTGAAACTGATTTCGCGATCTAACTTTGTAAATTTAATATCGCCTCTAAAAGGATTGAAACGAATAAATAAAAATAACCCAACATATAATTTCATTATGTTGTCTAAATGGTGGTACCATTCTGGATTAATAATAGCAACACCTATTATTCCAGTAATATAAAAAACATAGGTAAACATAATAAATAATCTGATTCCTCTCATTTGCAAATCATCCCACCAAGACATGTGCAAATATATATTACACACTTATAATATTTTTTCAAGTGTGGTATTTAGAGAATGTGAGGAATGTGAAGAATATGATAAAGTTGCGCGAATTAAAATGTCGGTGTAATGTATATGAACAATAACGAACCAACTAGTTCTCAAATTCAGTTACAAACCAATCAACGAATATATGATAGGAATATTCCCAGCACTCCGCTTCAGCCATATTTAAGTGTTCCGCCAGCCTCTACAAAATACTCCATTATGCCAATAGTAGATCCTCGAAGAAAACTCAATGTTCCATTACAAGTCATGCCCACATTCAATCCTTCTGCCGCATTTAATCCAGGGAACGACGAAGGGCCTTGGTCGGGATATGCATCGAATATAAATGTAGAATCTGAGTTGAAAAATCAGATTTATGCTCTTCAAAACTGCGACCAGGCAGCATATGTTCCCAATAGTAATAGTGATTTATACAATTATGGATTTACGCCTGGCACGAATATGACTCAGCCTTTTCCAGATTTATTTAATAAGCCGCAATTTGATCAATGCAACCGATTACCCGAGCAAATACAACAAGTATTATTTTATAATCCTACGCGATCTCAAACCATAGATGCAAGCGACACCCCCATACCCAAGAAATAAATCTAGATATTTTCATACATTTTGATAATACATGAAGATATTTACCGAAAAACTATTAAAAAAATATACTGATTGTAAATATAATAAACTATGGTGAAAACGACTATTGTAACTATGTTTTATAATTTAAAAGGTCTCAAAGACGCATCTAACTCAACTAGACCATTGGACTTTTATCTTAAGAACGGGTTACCTACATTAAATTTAAAATATCCAATGGTAGTATTTTGCGATAATGAAACAATAGGTTATATTAAGTCGGTGAGAGATCCATTAGCAAATGAATACCCGACAGAATATATAGTCAAACCCTTGGTTGAATACGATTTTTATGCTTACAATTTTGATATAATTGAACATAATCGTAAAAATTGTAGTCAATATAATACACCTGGTCAGCGGAATACTACCTCATATTTTCTCATTACAACATTTAAATGCATTGCGCTACTAATTGCCAAACAAAGAAATTTCTTTAATACCCAATATTATGCTTGGGTTGATTTAGGATGTAATCATGTATTAAAGAACGTGGAAGAATGTGCGCCGGCAATGTTAGATAATCCCAAACCTAAAATTGCCGCATGTTATATTCATTACCGATCCAAAGAAGAATTAGCAGATCTAGCGACATTTTTTCAACACGGAGGCCCTTGTGGAATGGCTGCTACAGTATTTACTGCAGAGGCAACCTACATAGAGCGTTTTTATAATGCCATGATGGAAATATTTAACGAACAATTGTGTAAAATGACGGGTCATTCAGATGAACAGATTATGACATATTGTTATGACAGATATCCAGAGTTGTTTACGATTTATAATGGTGATTATTATTCGATTTTAACCAATTATCATGAACCCAAAGCAGACTTGTATTCTATTAAGGTTTGTTTTATATACAATGCAATGAATTGCAGACGTTTTGATTTGGCAAAAGAAGCAATTCAACGTGTGCTTCAATACTTGTCAAAGAAGCCACATTTAAATGAAGTAGAATTAGACGTACAAACCGAGATTACACATTTATATAATAGTAGATGTGAGTAAAATAAGGAGATTTTAAATCTTTCATGGTATATAATAGAATCATAATATGTCAGTCGAATATGTAAATCAAGTGACATTAGAATGTCTTATGAACAAGGATACGTACAAAAAATATGTTGCGACAAAAAAGAAAAGTGTGGTGAATAAGAAAGACCAGAAATTTTATAGAAGGCGGATATTATCTCTCACGAAAGAGTTGCTTTACCCTGAGGAAGCAACCACACCAGAAAAATCGACCACGTCCACACCCGCAACAACTATCAACGACCCAAACATAATTGGGCTATTTCAGATATATAGCAAGGCGTGTATTGAATATTTCAAATCTTTAGACAAAAATGACATCATTCAAGAGGATTATTCAACCCTGACAACAACGGGGACGGGTGAAATGAGCCCTGAAGATATTAAGACACAATCGGAGATTGACCAGCAATTTATGCGTTCGATTCACGTGAAAGAGGCAACGACATTGGATAAATTCGTAAAACGCAGCACAACCGCGCCGAAAGAAGACCCAATTCTGCCAAAACAAAAGGATATTAACTTAAGAGATCCTGCATTGAAAAATAAAGGTATTCGTAAAAAGAAAAATATCACCAATAAATATGAAGAAGAATCAAAAACAAAAAACACGGAGGGTGAGGCAAATAAATAATAAAACGAAACGACGAACTCCAGGTAAGTTGTTTAAACCGGTGCAATGCAGTCCAAACCCCAAAAAAATGGACTTTACTTGTTATACTGAAGACGACTTATATAAGCTTCGTAATTTGTGGAATGTACGACATCCCGATGCTGCGATTAAAAGCAACGATTTAAAAACTATTTGGACGCTTTTACAACAGAATCTACAAAATGTTTGCAGTAAGGAATCTTGTTGGCTGAATCAAAAATTCGTAGATGGCAAAACGAGCAAAGACATGACTGCATCCTTCGCACCAATGGCGCCGGCTTCTTGGAAAAGGAAGCCAAACGAATGGTTGTCGAGCACGGATATATTGAAAGTCATGAAACAATACGAAAAGGCATATAAATGTTTTGAATTCATGGGGCCAAGCCCGATCGATTATGATACAAAACAAATGTACGGCGAGTGTGTTTGGCAAGAGTTGTGCGAGTTTAATTTACAAGAGCAAATGAATAAGGGAAAAACCAAGATTGGTGTGAGTTTCAATTTAGACCCGCATGACAAGGGTGGCTCGCATTGGGTCAGCATGTTTATTAATATCAAAAAACGCACCATCTTTTATTTTGATAGCGCGGGAGAGAAAATCCCCCCTCAGATAATGAAATTTGCAAATACTATCATAACACAAGGCAAATCACTCGGGATGAATTTTACATTTGACCAGAATCATCCGGTAGAACATCAATATGGGAATACCGAGTGCGGTATATACTCCTTGTTTTTCATAGTTCATATGCTTGAAGACAAGATAACGTCGCACTATTTAAAAACCCATATATTAAAAGACAAATACATGGAAAAGTTTCGCAAGGTGTATTTTAATCAGGACAGGTTATTCTAAATAACCCGCAAATAAATATATAAAAGTAATTATATATTTATTATAATGTCGAACAAAAATTTCTTATCAGACACGAATGTCCAAATGTTGTGGGAAGTATTGATAGACGAAGAATCTATTATGAAAGATAAGCGCACACAAGAAACATTTGTCAAGACACTTCCAGAATTTTATGAACGAGAGAAGACAAACAAACAAGCGACGCTGATTGGATTGAACAAACAATTTATATCTCTCATGCTCAATTTGTTGAAACAAGACCCGCCGCCACAAGTAGCTAGAACGATTCCGCCGACCAAAAAGATTTTAATAACACAAGAAGAATTACAAAACGATCGCGCCTCTCATTTTGAACAAGAACTTAATAAAAAACAACAAGAATTTACAAGTGCCATGGCCGTTCCTGTGCCAACTACCCCAGTATTTACAGACAATACAAAGGACACACCGCTAACAGAGATGAACATGATTATACAACGAACGATTGCAGAACGTAATTTGGAACTAGACAAATTTTATAAGTCCGCAAATAAAGCGGATGCCGAAAACTGGTTAAAATCCGCGCCGACTTCTATCAAGGAAGAAAAGGCTGTTCAAAAGGCTAGCGTTATGAAAACCATAAAGATTGAGAAAAACGAGCTTGATATCTCAATACCCACCGAAGTATTGAATGATCCATCCTCCTCCTCAAAACAGATTAGCTGGGGCGACAACACTACTATTGAACCTATTCAGACACAAACAAATGACTCTATTTTTTCCAAGTTAAAAAAAACACCTATGCCTGAACCCAGACCAACACCTAATATGGATATCCAAACCTTGTATGATTACGTTAATAAACGATTCGACCAATTGGAAGAATTGGTTCGCAATACAAATAACAAATAGTTTTCACGTACTAATTATATAGAATATCGTAAAGCCTTAATCATATCTATATTAGACGTACTATGCTTGCAAACAGTTTTACCTAAAAAGAATGTAACATATTTAAAGTTCTTTTTGTATTCTAATTTTTTTTCACCCATATATGCCAAAACGCCAATAAAGGTTAATATCAAGATGAGTATATAGCTATAGAAAATAACATTATCATAAATCTTTAGCTGATTATTTAGGATAGCATCTTCGTTAGATTGTTCCATAGTATCGTTGTTTTTAATATCGGTTGCAGCGGCGTTAGCATTAATTGTACCAATATCAGCTTCTTTAAGTAAAACAGTTATATATGTGCTTCCTAATAAAACCGCTATTACATAAAAAATTTTGACATGAACCTTTGTAATCAAAATAAATAACAAGTATAATAAGAATGAGTTGAGTGTAACTGCTGAAATTGTTTTATCTTTAACTGGTGCAGCCAACGTAACAAAAAATATCATTGTGAACAAACCGAATAAATGTTTTACATACATGTTATTATTTAACTCGTCTTGCAGTTTGCATGGCACCAGTGCCAAAAAATTACCAGAGATAATTAGAATAAATATAAAAATCGTAAAAATATTGGTTTCTGTAATGGTTTGACGAATGTCCATTCTATGTTTATATATAGAATGGATAAAATAATTAGTAGAATATGAAAATAATATTACACTGAATAACTTAGTTAATTAATGTCTTGAATACTTCTTTGCCGTCTGGTTTAATTTCAAGGGTTCCGATTAAGATGGGGTCGCCGCCAATCTCTATTGCCTTTTGGTAGCTGGCCAAGTCATACACACTATAAAGCCTTTCTTTCACTTTACGAGCAGCATACTTTATGCCATAAATAGTAACCGACTCAGCCGTCCAATTAATTTTATCCTGGTTCATCGCTGCAACTACATCTGATGGGTCCAATTCAATATTTGGATTGTATGAAAATGAGGTATTACTGGGCTCACCAAAGCTGACGCAATGCAATCCTTCTTTAGAACCTCGCGAATATACTGCACAATCAATGGCGGCTTCTTTAATGGCAATCGTTAATTGGTCGTTAATCGCCTCCTTAATAGTGGAAATTTCATACAGGGCTTCGTCGCTGGTTAATGGAATATGTGGCGCCCGCTTGCTTAGGTCCTTACGTTTGAGTTCCGTTGAATCATCGCCATCAATTTGTGCTTTGGAAAATGTCATCAAATAAACGAACACCTCCACAGATTGCAACTCAATCGGTAAATCTTTGTGGCTGCAAATACGACGCGCACGACCGATAACCTGCTCCATACGAACTGGGTGCCAGTAGGGTTCGGTTATATGCACGTAGCGGGTATTGCGCAAGTTAATACCTTCCGACCCAGACGACGTAATCATAAATACCTTGATAATCTCGCCCAAATTATTATTGAGCGCCATCTTACGAAGTTGTGTTGCAATATTTGTTGGAATATCGTCCCAGAATCCATTGTATATTTTCAAGATTATTCTCTTTTCGTCGTCTGATTCTGTACCAGTATAAAGAGCAAAGGTCGGCTTACCAAGGTCTTCTTCTTTGATATCAAGTTCCCATCCACCAGATGTGGACTTTTTCAAACGGAAGCGGACAAACCCATTTTGTTCAAGAACCATGGAAAACAAACCGATGCCTTCAAGTGTGCGGAATTGACTATATACCAAATGCAATCCTGGATATGCGGGGTCTTGTATGTTATCCAACATGGTCAAGAATTTCGGGCTATACGTTTCTAACGCGGTTTTGTTCAAGAATTCGGCAGCGTTTCTTCTAATCTCTTCAATTGCAGAGTTCAATCGGTCCAAATAGGTTGTATCCGCTACTGCATTAATGGCTTCATCGGCTTCAATTTCGCCTTCATTATCTGCATTAACATCTTGGTCAAGCTCCACATTCTTTGCCTTGGCTAGCAAATTTTCCATTTCTGTATCAGCACCAGCCTTTTCACCTGCTTTATCGCCAACTTGCTTATTTTGTTCGGGCATGGGTCTACCAGGCGGGTTGGGCATAACAAAATTACAAAATGCACGCGAGAAGATGCGATATGTGGATGTGGGGTCTTTATAGATACCATCCTTGTCAAATTGTCCTTGTTTTGACTTGGAGCTCTTTTCCATTTTACGCTCAGCTTTTCGCGCCGATTCATATACTTGGAACTGATAATTGCTCATGGGAATTTTAACAACATGATAGTATTCGGGTGTCTTTTCATATCGCGGTAATAAACTCTCTTGTGCGCTTCGGAAATAAGAAGTAAGCCCAAGAATTCGTCGTTTAAACTCGTTTGCATTCTTCATTTGTTTCGTTGCAGGGTCAATAAAACGCAACATAAACTCGTCCAATTTATCAGGCAACGCCTTGTAGTTGTGAATTTTTATACCCGAGGTTTTGACATCAATGTCCATGTTCCTCAACTGGTCTATTACTTTGCGTTCAAAAGCGTCATCGCTAACAAAATCAGTCTCAATAATAGTCTCATCCTTGTTATTCTTCTTTTGATTAGATACACCATGATAGCCAGTTCCATCTTTGATTTTGTTTTTAAACCCAAGTGGGTTGCGTGTTATAAATAATTTTTTACTAGCAGGCGAATATTCCAAATAGTCAAGAATCTTCTCTCCTTGCAACGCTGCCTGAAGTGTTTCCGCATTGATTTTTTTGGTGGTCTTCACTTCAAGAGGGATCTCCCAAGTCTTGATATAACCTCGTAAAATATTGAAAAGTATTCCAATTTCGTTGGGGTAATTGATGACAGGCGTGCCAGAAAGCAAGACAATACGCGCATCCTTGGCGGACAACAAGTATTCGTATAATTTCAACGACATTGCTTTCGGCAACCTCTCCTTCTCTCCTCGCGCGTTTTCTGGAACCGCCTTTTCCTTTTGCAATTTATTCACTATGCGACTAATAAAGTTGTGCGCTTCGTCGATAATAATGATGCTATTGTCAAAGAGATTTTTCTCGTAATCATTGGTGAGCTCTTGCAGACGGGTCGCGCGCAAGCCATTATAATTGATAAAGGTATATTTATTTTGAATCATCTCGTTTAGTTGGTCGTCCAGACTTTTCATATCACTGCTGGAAAGCACATTGGGTTCTTTTGAAATATCAACCAACCATGCACCCTTGTTGCGAGTAATATACTCCATTGACAAACCTAGAACGCTAGACAACGTTTCAAACGTGGATGGGTCATCAATTCGCTCCCAGTATTGATTCTTTTTGTACATAAGATCTCCACATTTTTTCAATTCCTCCATATAATTGTCCCTTAGCGATTTGGGAGTCATGATAATAACACGCTTGTGATTTTTCATTCCCTCGGCAATGGCAATACTCGTGCACGTTTTGCCTGTTCCCAATTTATGATAGAGTAAAAGACCGCGATACGGCGTATACAAATTCATATAATCCTTTACAATTTTTTGGTGAGTCAACAAAGAAAAAGAGTCTGCACCCTTGAGAGAATCGCAAGTAATTGTCTTTTCCACACTTTCTAATTCTTCTCGGTATCTTTGAAAAAAAGAATTGAGAAAGTTTACAAATATTTTGCGGTTATTCATGTAATAGCTTGATAACTTGATTTTTACGGGTGGTTCCCTTGCAGGTAATCGCTTTGTTATTTTTTCACCACTTATTTCAACCCACTCTTCTGGTCCCAATTCAGCAACTCCGCGCTGAACTCTAGGCGTACGTCGTGCGCTTTCCTTTTCAACTAGGGAAATTGCCGTCTCAGCTATCATCTCCGGCGCGGCGGCCTTTTCGGTCACACGCGCTTCCTCGTCATCCTCTTCAATAATTAATAGTTGTTTCTTAGATATTTTTTTTGCACGTTTTTTAGGCGGCGGTGCTTGCGGAACAAGAGACAATGGCGTCTCAATGGGAGCCGCAGATGTAATCTTCATGGTTACGTGCGACAATTTGTTTTCTTTTAATCGCTCTTTCAATTCAGTCATATCGTAAGGATTACTAGTATCGCGCGCATCGCGTATAGTAACGCCCTTGATTACAGGAGCATCTACACGAATCCTAACCTCAATTGGTTTGTGAGATGTGACGATTGGCTTCATTTTTAATTTATCTTTGACTAAAGAATCCATATTGCGCTTCTTATATAGAATCTATATATAAAAAACAAGGTTTACATTGCATAATTGAATTGCCTGATTTCAACAATACTTATGCAGGTTTAGAGTATTTTTCAATCACGCCAAGCGCCACCAAACAAGCCTCTTGTTCCGCCTTGCGTTTAATTTTGTGCAACCCCTCACCCAAAAACAAAAACACCTTGCCATGTGTGGTTAGATGTGTTTGAATCTCTTGGAACGTTTTCAAGGTCTCAATGTGAATAGCATCCGCTGGGACTAAATTATGCACCTGTTGCCCCAAGCAAAGGAACACCCCCATGCGATATCCCTGTTCAACGTCATGCTCCATCTCCAAATAATGGGGTGTCACCTTGAACTCCTTTTGAATCTTCACTTGAAGAATGTTTTTATAATTATCGTCGTTTTGAATCAACTCAATCCAATTGATGTGTTGCTCAAAGACATTTTCTATGAATTTTTGTACCATTTGAAAGCCTGGTCCCGTAACAAACATGTTTTGAAACCAGCCGTCTTCGTCCTTTACGACAATTTTATTAAAATCAAGGAACAATGCTCCTAAAAATGATTCAAACAGACAACCTAATTTCTTCAAGTTGGTGCGAATCCTCTTTTCTTCTGCGTGCTTGGACAAGATGAGCCACTTATGCAGTCCCATCTCAAGCGCGATTCGTCCAATGGCCTCGTTCTTTACGATGGCAATCTTTTTTTCCGTCATGAAACCCTCATTCTCCTTGGGGAATCGGCGATACAAGTAATATTTTGTCACTAGCTCTAATAATCCATCACCCAAGAATTCGAGGCGTTCATTTGACTTGGACTTCAAGGGCATGCAATCATCGGGCTTAGGCACAATGGTAATATTTTGCTGAACATTCTCAAAATGTGGGCGCTTGGTATAAGATCTATGTACAAATGCGCGCTTAAATAACTCCATATTTACGATTTTATCGGTTGGTAGTCCATATTTAAGGAGAATAGATTGAACTTCGCTCAATGTAATCTCGATATTGGACGGGTTGTAGGGATTAAAAATCAGGCCGTCTTCGCCTCTAACAACGTCGTCATCGTGTAATAATGTCTTCATGTCCATCATTTTGCTAGTGTGGTATATAATCTTATCACGCTGGCTTTATACCATTTACGTAAATACTATAAGCGTTTATCTCTAGCGATATTATATACATGAACATTCCGCGTCCTGCAAGCGACTCCTACACAATATACTCCAAAAGCGGGTGTCTATATTGTACCAAAGCAAAGGTGCTTTTGCAAAATGACCGCGTACCTCCATTGTATGTGAATTGCGACGAGTTTTTGCTTGAAAACAAAGAAGAATTCTTGAATTTGATGAAATCCCTCATTGGATATGAATACAGAACATTTCCGATGATTTTCAAAAGCGGCCGTTTTATTGGCGGATATACCAAGACCCAAGAGTTTTACGAGCAAAGTAAAATAGTCGCACGCGGCGATTTTTGATTAATGCATCGTGTGAGCGAGGTTTATTCGTTCAAGTACAATAGATTATGGACTACAAGTCTGGAATTTCTTCCTGGTCGTTGAGCTCGTCCGATGACTTGTTCGTACATAATTCGGTCTGTTTTATGGAAAAAAATAATATCCGTCGTGTTTTCCAGGTTCATTCCGCATCCATAAAACGCGGAGTTTAACATTAATACGCGCGCCCCGCCGCCAGCCTTGTATTCGTTCAATATTTTATCTAGCGCCTTGACGTTTCCGCCGTCTAATTCAACGTAGCGCATGCCGTTTTCGTTTAGAAGTGTGGTAATCGTGTTGAATATTTTGCTGTAATCTGAAAAAATAATGACCTTCCGTCCGGTTTGTTTGCGTAACAAATGTAATAACATGTTGATTTTATCGCGGGAGGTAGCGGAGATCTCCGTCGCCGATGGCCCACGGCCCACAGACCCACAACCCACATCCGCATCCACTATGGTGTGTCGCGTTTGTTCAACCTTTGACCTGCAATACGGACAATACAGCGTCTTGTTATACCAATTATCGATGCATTTTGAACACATGTCGTTTTGACAACAAAAGGTCCGGGTTTTCTTCGCATCTTCTTCAAATTTATCCAAACACCCCACACACAAGTCATATTTCTCTATTTTTTTGTGTATGTTTGCCAACTTGTCTATGCATTCTGCTATAATCTGAGTACATTCATCCTTGTTGATCATCTCAATATCGTTCAAATCAGTGCCTTTTTTTACGTAGGAGTCCAGTTTGACGCGCTCACCATCAATCGTCATGCGCAAATCCTTTATCAAGAAATCAATCGCCTGCTTGTCATTTTGCGCCACGTTCTTATATGTTCTCCGCGTAATGAGAGAAAAGTCCGACGCATACGCAGCCTGAAGTTCCTTGTCGTCCAATAAATCTTTCAGCATCAAATCCAAATAAGATGACTTGCATAT